ATTGCTACAGATATTGAGATAAATCTTCTTAGGTAAATTCTTTATTTTCATATCACTTAAATTTAATGATAAAAAACTCTGTATCAAGCCACTTGTCGGGACATAGACCTTTTTTAGGCTTACCGATGGTAATACTATCAATCTCCTTCTCAATTCGTGGACTATCCTTGCGGTAGCCGTTGATGAAGAGGACGTGGGTGTAAGGAACAGCCTTGTAATATGGACTATTGATACAATAGTTAGCCATTTCGGGGCTAATACTATCCCAGTTTTTAACGCAATGAGTGGGTATCTTCTCGTTGGTACAAGTATCTTCATTCCATAATAAGAAAAGGCGTTTTACCCAATATCCTTTTATTGTCCGATACTCTTCATTCTTTCTTCCGTCCGCAATCATATCGAACCATTGCTTACTGACGGTGAGGGTCAATACTTTCTTTTCCATACGCTATAATTCTTCTTTTTTAAATTCACTTTTTGGAACTCTGTAAGATGTACTATGATATTCACACTCATCATCTTTACCTATAATATTTTGGGCAAGCATATCTTTCAATGCCTTATAAGCTAAAGTGTTGTGACGAATCTGAATACGTATAAAGTTCTCATTATCACACATTGTAAGTGGTGATTGATTATTCATATACACCTTGCCTTTCTTACCAAGGTTACTTCCGTTGTAACGTTGGTAGAAATATCCGCTAGCCTTATGCTTGATTCTGTAAGGTTTAACCATAACTATTCTTCGTTACATAAAGTTTCTACTACCTTTGTTCTTGTGGTTTTTGTTACAGGGTCATATTCGTCATGAAGAGCCTTTACCACACCTTTTTTGTTGGTAAAATAAACCACTCTGCCACCATCATAGAAACGATATACGGTTATACCATCCACAACAAATAGCTTCTCTACTTTAATTTCATTAATAGAGTCTGATGTTGGAACATTAATTCCTTTGTTATCGTTGCAAGAAACGAGCAGGAATATAACCGATACAAATAATAATATAATCTTCTTCATACGCTACTTATTTTGTTAAACTTATTGCCTTTTTGATACGATGGTCGAAATTGTTGCGATATTTACACTTGCTCGAACCTTCACAGAACATAACACAACCATGCTCGTTATAAGCTTGCTTAAACTTCGCTTTCCAGTAAGGTAAAGGATGCTTACTTGGATAATCAGCATAAGTGTCTGCTTTCATTATCTTCTTTGCTAATCTAATCTTCATTCTTACACCTCCTCCCAGTCTGTTGCGAGAATAGTCTCAGGAAGTAACCATAAAACTGGTGCAGCTCTTCCTACGCTATTATACATTAATGCCTCTGAACCAAGATAGTTCTTATCAATGTATGCGTATGTGCCGTCCGCAAAAATCTTACGTCTCACTTTCTTTCCTTCCTTCATTCTTCTCAGAGCCTCCGAGAAGTCAAATATTTCCTTGCTCATTATAATTTTGCTTTAAAGTTGTAAATTGGTTTAATAACATCAATGACATCAACCGTAGGTTTGATTAACTCAACAATCTCTACGGTTGGCTTGTATGCCATAGGTGCTTCATCAATGGTTTCTTCACAAACTGATGTGGAATAAATACCATTCATTTCATTCTTGTAAGAATCCATAGATAACTCTTTCTTCGCTTGCGTACGAGACATCAATCTACCTGCTCCATGTGGGGCTGAGCATAACCATTCCTTGTTTCCTTTACCTTTACAGATAAGAGAACCGTCACGCATATTCATAGGAATAATGACAATCTCGTCTTTCTTTGCACTGATAGCTCCTTTTCGCAATATGCCCTTGTCTGTATCTATATAGTTGTGAATGGTTGTAAAAGAATGCTTGTCTGAATTTGGGTCAATATCCACACCTAGAGCATTGACGAGTCTGTTAGCTATAATTCTTCTATTATGCTCGGCATACTTCTGAACTATACGCATATCATTTAAGTAATCATCAAGCAAATCGCCCTCCAAGTAAGAAAGTTCCTTGCTAATATTTCTAGTACCTAACAACTTGATAGCACTCTGTATTTCCTTTTCTCTTCCTTCGCTTTTCAACTTGGCAATAACCTCAGACTTATCAGCTATTTTCTTACGACAATACTCTTGGGCAAGTTTTTGGTAATAGTTGCATACCCTAACACCAAGGTTTCTACTTCCTGTATGTATCACAAGAAACTTCTCTCCTTCTTCATTTGCATCTAACTCAATAAAGTGATTGCCACCGCCAAGACTTCCAACAGAACGATATACTATTTCCATGCTGTCAAGACAATCCCAAGCACGGAATTTGCCAAACATACAACCATCAACCAATCCGTTTATGTAGGCTGATACTTCTCCCTCGTTGACATTAAAACCAGACGGAATCAACTTATTGACTGCTTCATCAAATTTCTGCAAGTCAATATCAACTTTACCAAGTCTTACGACTTTCATGCCGCAGCCTATATCTACTCCAACAGTGTTAGGAACTACTCTGTTATCAAGCTCTATTACCGTGCCAATAGTGCATCCTTTACCTGCATGACAATCTGGCATTATTCTTATTTTACAACTATTGTAAGCCTCGCTATTAGATAGGGTTTCTATCTGTTTGATAGCTTCATCTTCTATTGTCTTTGCGAAAATCTTTGTAAACTCATTCATATCTCTTAATCTTTACGTTTAACTTTCTCAAAATAAAACACTACCTTCTTGTCAAACTGAGGAATAATAAGACCATAGGCAATACTCATCTTCACTTGAAACTTGGCAGCGCCACTTAGCAAGCCAACCGCCTGCCTCTTTATTTCTGCTCTGAACTGTTCTAAGGTCATATCCCTCTTACGGAAGTTACAAGCACGACAAGATGGCATATAGTTCTCTAAGCTATCCTCGCCTTGAGTTACTGCGAACTTGCCTTGTTTCTCATCCCATCTGGAATACATTCCTCTGTTTTTGGGAACAATATGGTCTAATTGCATATCCTTGTACTCTATAGTCCTGCCACAATAGGCACAATGACCATCATACATACGATATACCTTTAGTCTAGTTTCCTTCTTCATTTCTTATATCTTTTTAATCTTCATACACCAACTAACATTCCAATCAAACGATGTTCGTGCTTATCGAAAGTAATTCCATACTTGAACATTTCTTCAAAAAGCATAAGACGCTCCTCGTTGGTAGCCAACCGAGTAGATTTCTTTTTATCCTCGGTCATCGTAAAATGAGAGCCTACCATTAAATTCTTATCTTCCTTGTGAAGATAAAGATAGCAGAAGAGATTGTAACACTCTGGTCTCCAACGCTTACATAACACAATCCAATAATTATCTATCACAACTATATTGCCTTCGGCAACAATATCTTCAAACATATTATTTTCCATACGCTACTTCTTTTTATCTAACCATTTCATTACGCTATTATAGGCATCATTTTCGTAACCTCTCATAAAATACTTTAAATTGCCTCTATCTTTCAGATAATCAGACAAATCACCTCTCCAATAACCATACAGATTATCGAGTAAAACACTTGACATTTCATTGATACAACGCTTGATAAGCTTCTGTTGCTCAACATTTTTGTTGTAGTGAAAGAGTGAATACGATGCTCTTTTGAGCCATTTCCACCACCTTGATGTGAACTTCTTTACTTCTATCTTTTCGGGAAGTTCCTCTCTTTTCGTGTGCATATCAATGAGTTTGTTATACTCTTCTATGCTAATTGTTATTTGTCTTTCCATACGCTACTTTTTTTATCGAATTTATTGCCAACTCTTTCTATCTTACCAATTTCCAGAACATGTGGAAGCAAATAAAGAGGTTCATTCTCGCTGGCTGCCATAAAAGCATAGTCCTCTTCTGACCAAAATACTTCGGCTGTAGGCTTATACCCTACGAAATGTATTAGGTCGTGCTCCCAAATTTCATTGCCTTTGCAGTCTTTCAGCCCTGTGAACTGACAGACCGTTAAAGGGTCAACATGATGTGCCTCGTTTCTATTAAGCATTGATTCACTCTGCCTATCCTCGATGATGTAGGTATTACCACATTCGGCATAAAAGTAACCTTCTACCCAAGTGTTATTGTCAAGACGTATAGCCTTGAACTTGATATTTTCTGTTTTCATAATCTATTCATATAAAATTGTTATTCTTTTACTTTTATCTACCTTTAATATAGCTTCTTTTGCTTTACCGATAGAAGAAAACAAATACGTTGGGCAAAGGTTATATGCGCCATAGTCCCAATAATGGATAAGTCCAAATAACAATGAATGTCTCTTATCTACACGATAAGCAAGGATTGGATTATCCTGAGAATCGTAATGTATGCCTTTAACAGCCTTGCTTTTACGATACATATCTACTATTCTATATGTTGCCATAACTATTCTTCTTTAAGTTCTACTGGCTCATCTTTCCAAGACAATTCTCTTCCGAT